GGTATTCGCCCTGCAAGAGCCAAGCGGATGTCTGCGTGCCGGTGGCGCTGCGGTACAGTCGGCGCTTGGTGATGTAGCGCCCGGACGGTGGCGCAGAGCATACTATTGTGGCGGTGTCGTTCTGGTCCAGATCCACGATGGTCGAAGCCGGCGATGGCGCCGATTCCTCGCCTCGGTCGGTGACGAACGTCTCGATATAGGCCCGCGACTCGGTCAGGATCTCGGTCCCGTTCGGGATCGCCGGCGCCACGTTGGTGTTGAACAGCGACTTGATCTTTGCGTTTAACCCCTGGTTGATGGTCGCATACGCCGCTTCCAGTTTCTGCACCTCGACCTGCATGCCGTATTGCCAGTTGAGCATCTGCTGCTTGGCGCTTTCCGCCACCGTGGCAGTGCCCGGCCTCGGGTAATTCGGGTCAGACGCCCAATGCTCGCGGTTCACGATGGCTTTGAGCTTGCTGACGATGTCGTAGGCGGTGCCGTTCTTGATTTGAGGCGATGCGCCCGCGCCGGTCAGGTAGCTGAACTGCTCGGACAGCGATGCGATCATCTCGCTGTCCTTCACGCGCAGGCTGCCATCGGTGTCGGTGTAGATGAACTGGTTCACGTACGCGAGTAGGTCAGCTTGGGAGGAGCCGGGGAATATCGTCTGGGCCATTAGTCACCTGAATAAACCGCAGTGTCGAAGGTCTGCATTGCATCGACGATGGCGGTGATCGCCGCATTCTTGGCCGCCGTGATTGCCGAGGCGACCGATGCGCTCGCGTAAAACTGCGACATCAGCACGCTGTCGGCGTCAATTAGCGTCTGGGCGCTGTCAGCCACCAGCACGAAGTCATCTCTAAATTTGGTCAACTTCGCGGTAGAGTCAGCCAGCTGCGCCTGCGCCGGTGCGATGTAGTCGTTCAGTGCGGTGACGATGTTGTCGCATTGCTCACTGGTCAAAAGCGGCTTGGAGTTCGTCAGATCCGACGGGTCGGTCATTGCCAGCAGCGCATCCTTCAGGCTGGTGTCGAAGCTGTAGATCTTGCCCTGCGCGAACAGCGGCACCTTGACCACCGGGACACCGCCGATCGCGTCGCGGTAGAAGTAGAAGCGCCCGTCGAGCAGGTTGTTATTCGACGGGTTCGTCGGCGTGAACACGTCGTTGCCGTCGACTGAGCCGACGACCACGAACGAGAATTCCCACGGGCGCGGGCTGCCGATCAGCGGCGCCATATTCGTAATCGGTATGCCGTCGTAGTGCTCGTTGAAGTTCGAGCGCACCAGCTGCGTGGTCAGGGTTAATAAGTGCGCCTGTGCCGCCGCAGCATCGTCGGTGCTGTACTGCGCCACGGCGTTGACCGTTACCGTCGGCGCGGCCGTGGGAGCCGGGACGCCCAGCTGCCGGATGGCCAGCGTCAAGTCGGTCACTTTCGGCGCGCCGTCGCCGGTGTAATAGGTGCGCTCGGTCGCATCGTTCGGGATCGGACCGCGCACAAATGACACATCGCCCGGCTTGGTGATGAATGTCTCCGCGCCAGTGAATTTGTACAGGGTATCGCCTGCCGTCGCGGTCGTGACGGTCGCAGGCACTGGCAGCGGCCGGAAGTCGCCAAAGCGCAGGTTGAGGTTGCGGGCGTAGGTCGCCTGCCCCTCCGGGATAGCCTTGGCGTTGGCGCTGGGCGCCATCCCACCAAACTGACGAAGGACGATGCTTGCCATTATTCAGCCGCCTGTTCGTCGTCGTCGACCTTGGTCTTGCCGCTGACCAACATGAGGAACATCTTGTAATAGGCACCCGCCGTCGCATCCTCGCGCGCATATTCTGCGTCGATCGAATAGGCCCGGAAAAGCAGGTAGTTCAACAGCGCCGGCTCGTAGATGTCATCGAGTGTGATCGGGTCATCTTCCGACGCGATTTCCGGCGGTGCCGCGCTGTTCAGCAGCTCCAGGCTGCCCATGCCGGTGTTCGGCTGCGGCGGGTAGACGTAATAATTGCGCGGATCCCTGTCGTCATAGATCCAGTGCAGGACAGTCGCGTTGGCCGTGTCGGCATGCCAGTTCGGATTCTCGCGGTCGATGATCTCGCGCTTGATCTCACGCGGTACGCGGCCCGGCATCGCCTTGGTCGGCCCCATGTTGCGCATCACATCAAGCAGCAAGATGCCGCCTGATGGAAGCGATTGCTTGGTGCCCGGCTGCATCTGGACGACCTGGTTTAGCGTGTAGGCGCTTGGTTTGATGAACACCACTTCGCGCTGACCGCCGTTCAGATACTCAAGGAAGTCCGTTCTATCCCACTTGTCGAAGCCCTTGTCCTGCAGGATGCCCGAAGCTGTGGCGATGATGTTTTTGGCGAGGATGGTTCCCATATCAGTAATCCTTCACCTTCATGTAGTGCTCAGTCTGCTTGACGCGGCCACCCACGGTAGTGACGGTAATCGTGACCTTGTACCGTTCTTCATCCGTGCCGCCGGCATGCCACACCTTCACGACGCCATCGCTGATCTGATGTGGCGGCAAGGTAATGCCAGGATCTGCGGTCACGTCGACGCTCGCGATGCTGTCGCCGCGACGCGCAAGCCAATCGGTATAGCTGACGTCGATGTCCTCGACATCAACCGGCTGCTTTTCAAAGGTTTCGATGCTCATTGGGCCTTCCTCGACGCTGTATCCCATCAGTTCTGCTGGCACGGTGTAGCCCTCCGGTGAGTCGGTCCAAGTGACCACGTTGACGGCGCTTGTCGCGCGCGCCACCGCTGCCGCGCTTAACGCTATCTGCGTGGTCAGATCCGCATTGGCGAGGGCCTGGCTAACCGCAGCTGCGACAAAGCTGGAGGTGTTTGCCGTCAGGTCAGCCGTTGCCAGCGCCCGAGCAACAGCATTCGCCGCAAGCCGGATGCCAGTCGTCAGATCAGCTGCAGCCGTCGCGCGCGCCGATGCCGAACTCGATAATGCGGCTCCGCTCGCCAGTGTCGCCGTGACGTTTGCAACAGCCAGAGCGCTTGCGGACAACCTGATTGCGGTGGTCAGCGAAGCGGAAGCATTTGCTGAGCTGCTTGCGCTTGCTGCCAAAGCCGACCCGCCAACCGTCAGCGTTACAGTCGCGGGCGAACCAGTCGCCACACCGTCGACATACAGCTGATACTGGAATGTGTATGTTCCGTCCGGCGCGCCACTGAACGTGAAGCTGGTGTCCTCGTAGGCGAACAGCGTGCCGGCAGAGGGCCAGGTCGTAATCTGCCCGCAGACTTCCTTGTTCGCGTCAGCCGGCAACGAGAGGTCGTTGTAGGCGTAGCCAGGCCCGTTGTCACCGGTTGCCGCGATTTCGGAACCAAGGACGCCGAAGCCGAGGTCACCAATCGTGCAGACGTCTGAGCCCTGCCAGTCCTCGGTGTCAATTACGAGAGAATCGACGCTCATGATGCGTTGGCTACTGGCAAACGCCGGCCCATGCTGATACCCGTCAGGTCAGGTTCGTAGGCGTACAGCGTCCCTGCAATGAGTGCCGGATCCGTCAGGACAACGCGACCAGCGCCATTTGTCGTCAAGCCTGTCTTTCGCAACACAAGAACGCCTGTCGTAGGGTTGTAAATGTTCAAGGTCATCCCCGACACGTTCACCAAGGGCGTACCGGTGTTGTTCTTCAGCACACGAGTCGTAAGCGTCCCGCCTGCTACGCCCAGCGTTGCTGTCGCGGTCGACGTACCACTCGCCGATGCTGCCAGCGTGATGCTCGTAGTTAGCGCAGCGGTCGCCGTAGATACAGCCGACGCGGCTGCCGACATCGTGTTGCCGACATTCAGCGATGCACTTGCCGTCGCTATTGCCACTGCTGCGGCGGCGAGGACGATGCTGGTTGTCAACGATGCAGTCGCTGTAGCTGTCGATGCGGCCGACGACGTAAGGGCAGTTGTGCCGCCGCCACCAGCAGCAACATATTCGAATGCGCCTATGGTCGGCGTGGTCGCGCTGCGTGCCTGCCCCAGTATGTCGGTTGTCAAACCGGATACTGCTACGCCTGCATTGACCAGCGAAGAAGTCGATTTAACTCGCAAGTCGGTCGCGCTCTGGAACTCGTTAGCAAACGTCAAGCCAGTTAGGTTGCCCGAGCCGAAACCGATGGATGCCTGATCGGTGGCGTTATTGGTCGTGTTCGCATTACCATTTTTGATCGGCGTGCCGAACCCGAAAATGGCATTGTCTTTGAATACTGGACCAGATACTTCACAGGTTAGTGCGCCGCCTTGACCGCTGCTCGGATTGGTGCAATATAGCGTGTTCCCTGCCGCTGTGCCGCTGCCCGCATAATCAAAAGTGATGCCGCCACGCCAGACGCCACTGGTGACGACGACGTTATTCAGCACGACCGAACCGGCACCGGTCACCCATGCCGCCATGTCCCGACCCGAGGCGGTAGAAAGTATATTGCCGATCAGCTTGGCCGACGCACCGCTTAATTTAATCGTAGCGCCAGCGTCATTTTGGACGGCATTGATTTGCAACCCGCGTACTTCGGAATACGCGGGTTGCATTTCGATGAGATAGTCAAAAGTAAAGCCGCTCTTGATCGCAACGCCTTTCGTCGCGTCGTACCACAAGGCGTTGGTCAACGCGCTGGCGTGACCAGCAACGCCATGACCCGACGCCGCGCGCAGGATAACGTTGCGTGTTGCGTCCGTGGTGCGCGCATTAAGCAACTGCTTCGCCGATAGGATAACTTCCCCGTCGTTGTACAACTCCCCGACCCATTGCTGGTCGATGGCGACCAGATCGGCAGGAACAGCGTTAAAAAAAGATTGAATGTCAGGGTAATCCCTGCCGCCTGCGGAGCCGATTGACTTGATTACTTGTGTCGTCATTTATTCCTCACATGCCCGCCAAGCGCCATGCCTGCACCGGCCCGCTCACGCTGTCGCACCAAACAAAGCATTTTGCTTTCGGCACCTCAATAAACCTTCCCCACGCGCCGTTATCGTTTGTCGTGCTACGGCAGGGAACCGCGCCCCCGTCACCGGTCAACGTCTCGTTCGTCCAGACCCAAGCGTCCACGGTCAAGTTCGCCGGTGCCGGCGGGGTCAATTTGTGAACGCTGGCGGAACCGGCAGCCTCGTAACTGACGATGCAATTCAAGAGGGTTGACCATTGCCCGCCAGAGCGTTGATCGCCCACCGGTACACCGCTAACCGTCAATTTCACGAAGGCTTGAGGAACATCGTTGACGATGCGACTGCACCAATACGAAACCCCACCTGGGTCGTTGGAAAACGCTATCGAAAAAATGCAGTCGTAGGGCGGTGGTAAATAAATCAATGACGCATTGCCGTTTTCGTTGAATTCGACGCCGGGATATGCCATGACATTACCGGTATCGAATTCGAAGAACTTCAGCGGCCCATGACCGTTCCCGCCCAGCATCCACAAACCATTGCGCGTCGTGTCTGCCGCAGTTGCCGGATACGATGAGGGCATGTCCCAATTGTCCAGAACCCGCGTCGGCGGATTGGACAGCGAAGACAAATCGAAACGATGAATGGCGCTGTTGACGTTGGACGACCCGGCGTAGGAAACGCGCAGCAAAGAGCCTTTCGCCCCACCGCCGAGGGCGGCAGGCTGAATCGCTAGGCCGTCGTAGGTATGCGGCACGTAGGTGTGACCGAGCGTGGCTGCGTCCAGGCTTTCGTAATAACTGTTGTAATAGCTGCTGCTGGCCGGCTCTTCAAGCAATGGAGTTGCGGGCACATTGCGCCCAACCCATGAGAGCGAATCCAGGTCGAATACCCACACGCCGCCCCATACCGGCGTACCCTGCGTCAAATGGCCGGAACCATGAACGACATACCCGCCAAGATTGGAAAAGTCAGGGTCGAACGCACCGCCGGCGTAATTGGCGAACGGACCGCCAGCATCTCCCGTCGGCCAGCCTGATGGTTTAACGTCTTGCAGCGTATTCAGCGAAATGTTGGCGAAATGACCCGGCGCAGGCACCCACGCAGGCAAGCCAGCCGAGCGACCACCATAAATGGTCGCCCCGCTTGCGCCGCTATAGGAGTCCGCTACCGGCGTGGCCATCGGCTATTAGTTGTCGATCTGCAGGGACAAAGCGGCCGCAGCGAACGACGGCGCCGGATCGCCGTTGTTGACAGTCTTGTTTGTGGTCAGTGGCGCATAAAACAGCTCGTTCCCACCTGTCGCCGCATCGAACACTGCCATGCCGACGATCGTTCCCCAGTTCGCAGTTGGTGCTGGGAAAGTGATCGCTCCGTTGTTCGACGTTGTGCCGCTGGTTCCACTCGACGCGACAGTCGTGCCAGCGCCTTGCGTGCCGGCCCAGTTCGCCAGCGAGGAGGCCACTGCGACACGCGCGTAACTGCCGCCCGTGACTTCGGTTCCACCCGCAGCATCATTCTCAGCCGCAGTCACCAGACCGACGTATACCGTCGCCGGCGGGGTGAATGCCTGCCCGCGCAGAAGCCAGTCGATGACCTTGTTTTCGAGATAGTCGGATAAAGCTGCCATTTTCAAACCTCCTTGTTGTTAATCTTTACCGCGCCGCCGCACGTAATCGCCCCACTTCACCCGCCCTTTGAACAGCAGTGGCGGGATCGTGCGCAGCCGTGGGCAAACTGGCACGTAACTCACGAATCTCAACCCATATCTGCGCCGCTCCTGGTACAGGAAATGCGGGAACCATCCCCAATGCGAGCGCCGAATACTGATGTAGCCAACCCTCCCCTTCGCAACCCGGCGCAGGTAAAGTGAAATCGCAAAGAGCAGACAGTTCGACACATCGCTTACTCCTACAAAATCGACGCCAGAACGCTCGGGATTGCCTCAGCTCAGACGCAGAAACGACGCCGCGCGAGGCATTGCCTGGTTTTTCGCTGCGCAGGCACCTGTTGGTTTGTCCTGCGGCCGTACTGGCCTAATGCAGCTCTCGCCTTCCTCACCAATCACAGGAAACTGGCGCTCGTACGCAGCGGCGCGCTGCTGTACGCTTTGGCGGCTCGGATGGTCGCCCGTCCGATAGCCGTCTCAAATAAATCAAAGTTGTTTGCTGCCGCCTGGGGATTCGAATACGGCTTGTTTTCGGTATTGAAGAGGCGATACTTCGCGCCGAATGCAATCGCCTCTGCATACTCCGCATAGAGCTTGTCGTCGATGCCCGTTGCCGTGTTCGACGGTGCCAGAATCGCTTTCGCGACCACGTTCAGGCCAGCGGCCGGCGTCGGGAACAGCACGAACTCGCGGCCGTTCAAGGCCAAAATGCCGCGTTGCCGGCCGTCATCCTGGTCCGGCAGCAGCGGGTCGAGCGGATGCCCGTCGAGCGTGGCCGACAGCAGCTTGACCACCTCGATTTCCCGGGTCCTGTCGAAGTCATAGATGTAGTTGTCCTTCGCGACCGTCTTGACGGGATCTAGGGTCGCGCGCCAGGCCTTGCTGCGCTTGCAGAACTCCTGCGCGGCCATGCGAATCTGGTTGGCTGCGGCGAAGTACGTGCATCCCGGGATGTCCGCCAGGTAGTAGTCGTGAAAGGACAACCAGTCTTTCATCGCGATCAGTCTCCGGCGCGGGTGGCTTCGACGATCTTGGCGATCACCGTTTCATCGGTCCATTTGTAGTGGACGTTGATGCCGAAGGTGCCCTTGGCCAGCGCACGCAGAGCATCGGGCTCCAGCGCAGACAGGTTGATTTCCTCGTCGTCGCCGTTCTTGATGATGATCGGCGCTCCGGGCTCTTTCTTCTGCGAGCTGGTGCCGGTGATAGTCTGCGCGGCCTTCTTGGTCGGCTGCGGGATCTCGGCGTCGGGATCCACCGGCTCATAGCCTTCGCGGATGCCAACGACCAGGCGGTGAACCGTGTCCGCATCTTCGATCTCGCAGACATGATCGGCTTCCATGAATGCCGGATCTTCCGGTTTCAGGGCCTTGTCTTCCGGCTTGAAGTGGTATTCCTTGCCGCCGAGTTCAATCTTGGTACCGCCGGCGCGCTTGAGCTTGCTTCTGATTTTCATCGACCTCTCCTTTGGGTTGTAGGAGTGGCCACAGCGCGAGCCATGGCCACTACTTCACTGCAGATGCGAACCGATTAACGCTTGCAGGCCAGCATCACCATGAGCTTCTTGCCTGCGGCAGCAGCGGTTGCCGGGCCGGCGACGACCTTGACGCCCAGCCGACGCTCGGACCCGGATGCGCCGGACAGGTACACATTGGCGGACGTGGCGCGCGCAATGCCGCCCGCCTGACCGACGTTCGATGCCGAGATGAACGTGTCCGTCGCGCCGGCGCCGAGATCAGTCTTGCCAGCATTGAGGATGCCGACAGACAGGGTGATGGCCGGGGAGCCGCCATTGTCGAGATCGTCAGTGATCAGCGCGACATCGCACGGCTCATAGCCGGCAGGGATCGGGCCGAGATCGATGATGTCGTTTGCAGCAAGAGCTGCTTCGGTGACGTATTCGTACGGCAGGTTTTCGATGTCGCTGTCGTCGATGGTCACCACCGGCTTCAGGCCTTTGGCCGTTTTGGATTGGTACAGAGCCATTTTTACAACCTCCAGAATCAGAATTTGGGGAGTGAAGCCCGGCGCTACCCGGGCCCTTTTGCGCTACTGGCCGATTAGCTCGGGTCCGCGACCGCAGTATCCAGAGCGATCACGCCGAAATCGCGGCTGGTACCGTCGATCGTGAAGGCGGTCTTCTTGATACCGAAGATCGACCCGGTCGTGATCACCACCTGGTTGCCGCGGTCGGCCTGCTCTTCGTGCCAGTCGAAGCGCAGACCGGTACCTGCGGAGCCGAACGACACGACGGCAGCCTGACGGCCGAGGAACAGCGCGCGGGCGGACTTCACGTTCTGGCCGGCACCGTAGTCGTCGGACAGGATCACGGCCTTATGCTTGTGCAGCACAATGTCGTTGTACTTGCCCAGATTGCCCTTGAAGATCGGGCTGTTGCGACCTTCGGCAGTCGCTGCCGCCTTCTGGATGTCGAGCCATTGACCGGTTGCAGCGTTGGTACGGACGTCGTACTCCTGCCACGGGTGCAGGACGGCGATGAAGTGCTCTTCACCTTCGATCATGCAGGGCTCGATCGCCGGGATGCCGGCCGAACCGCCGCCCATCGTCGAAGCGCGGGCCTGAGCGCGGTCGAGCAGCTTCAGGTCGAACTTGTCGGAGGCGGTCATCGTTGCCTTGGAGGTTGCCGCGCCACCATTCAGCAAGTGCATACTGTCCGGAGCGACCAGCGCATTGCCGGCGAAGCCGACATAGTCGGTCGCGTAGATGTAGTCCGAGTTGGTGCCGCGGCGGCCGGACAGGTACATGAAGAAGAGCTCGTCGAACAGACGTGCCCACCATTCGGTCTGACGTGCGCGCGCGATCTTGCGCAGGTCGTGCAGCGTGCGCTTGCGGGTCATCTTGCCGCCGGTGTTGACACCGCCACGGGCCTGGTCGATCGACACCGAATCGGTGTAGAACTTCAGGTCTTCTTCCTTGCCTTCGAGGACGTTGTCCCCTTCGACCGGCTGCATCTTGAGCGCCATCACCAGGTCGTAGGTGATGGTGTCGCCTGCATCGTTTTCGAGGTTCAGCAGGGTCTGGATCGGCGTTTGCGCGTCGATACCCACACCCATGAACTTCTTGTTGAAGTACGAAGAGCGGCCCACATCCACCGCGAGGAAGCCGCCGAATTTACGAACGGCTCTTGGATCATTTACACCAACGACAGTCTGTGCCATTGCAAGTCCTCCTTAAAGAAAAGGCACTTCACAAAGGCACTTTCTGCGCCGAAAAAACCGCAAACTTAGTCTTTTTCCTAAGCTGCTACTTTGATACCCCGCAGCGCCTGCTTGGCGCCGCTTTGTTGGGGTGTCGAGTCTGAGCTCGACACACCCCTTTCAACCGTTACCCCGTCATGCACGAACCGAAGCTTCACGCGCTGCCCGGACTTCTCCTCGACGGTGAGCACGATCCGCCCGCCATCGATGGACAGCGACTGCCCGACCTTCACGTCCATCAATAGCGAACGTCTCGACATCAGCTCGCCATCTCGTACCGCTCGCGCTGGTCCGCCGTCATGCGGGCCAGTGCACGCTCAAGCTCCAGCCCGGACAGCTTCTCCAGATGCGCAAACTCGCCACCATCGCCGGCATCGTTCTCTGCTGCCGCCGGCAGTCCGCCCAGCGTCGGCGGCAGTTTCGTCAGGTCCGGCGCCCGGCCTTTCGGCTTCGCAGGTTTGTTTTCCTGTTTCGCGGGTGCTGCCTGCTCAGCCACGCCGTATTCCAGCTTGACCTTCTTGTGCGCCTCTTCCAGGAACCAGGCTGGATCCTTGCCTTCGTTCTTCGGATTCGATGCCAACCGCTTCACCCAGTCGTCGAACGCCGCATTTTTCTCGGCGTCGGCGGAATAGTTGATGCCGTCGTCCTTCAGAACCTTGTTCATGAAGGTATTCACCGTCGTGAACCATGCGACCGAGTCGGCCTTTTCGACTGCTGCTGCGTCGCGGTCACGCAGGTACTGCGATTCGAACTTCGAGTAGTCGGCGGCCGTGATCTCGCCGTCCATCAGCTTCTGAAACTGTTCCGCCTTCTTCGTGTCCAGCGCTTCAAGCTGCGCCTGGTAAGCACGTTCGATCGGCGTCAGGTCGGCGACAATCGGCTCAATAGCTGAGGCCTGCTTGTCATCGGTTGCGTCTGCGGTGCCGGCCGCGTCATCCTGCTTGGCCTTGTCCGCGTCGTCATCCTTCGCATCCTTGGCATCGACATCGTCGTCGGCATCATCGTCCTCGTCCGAATCGTCTTCATCTTCATCATCGGCCGAGCCATTTTGCTTTTGATCATCTTTCTTGTCGGCAGTTCCGTCGGAATCGTCACTGTCGGTATCTTTTTCGTCGCCCTTGGCGATCGACTTGATGATGTCGGCTTCTTCTTCGTCCTCGCCCATGGCGGCGCGCTCTTCCGGCGAGAGCAGGGCAAGCGCTTGCTTGTGTTCGGCGAGTTCTTCGTCAGTCATAGCCATGGTGTTCTCCTGGTGATGGGCAGATGCCCGGTTACGATTTGTTTTCGCCGATCGCGAGCTTGATGGCGTTCATCTCGTCGGCCTGCTCGGCGGCTAGCGCCTGGGCGGCTTTCATGCGCTTCGGGTCCTTGCGGATCTTTTCCGCTTCGACCAAGTAGCGCAGGTCTTGCTCAACGCGCCATTTCTGGTCGTCGTAGGCGACAATCGTGTTGCGCGAAGTCTTCTTACTGGCCATCTTGACCTCCATCGGTTGGTAAATCAGTTCGAATGCCATCGGTGCCGGTCGGCGTCTCGATGCCAGTTGCAAGCCCGTCAGTCTGCTGCAGCTCGGGCGCCGCGCCGCCGGCGGCCTCACCGACATACGAACCGTGCATCGGCTGTGCCGTCATCGCGGGAAGCTCGCCGGTCGGCCCGGGAATATTGGGATCCTTGCCGCCCTGATCCTGGTAGCCGGCGCCAGCGAGGATCGCGTCCGCCACCGGCGTGACATTCGGAATCGTGCTGACAATCTGTGCGGCCTGCAGCGCTTCGTAAGCTGCCTTGACGCCCATCTCGATCGCGGATGCCACGGATTTTTGAATTTCCGCCTCCATCCGCTTGGCGTCCGCAACGATCTTCTGTGCTTCGGCTTGCGTCTTTTCCAGCGTCGCGCGCAGAGTGTCGGTCTGGATCTGCTCCAGCTCTTCCTGCTTGCGCTGGGCTTCCTGCAGCTGCGCCTGCTCTTCCGGCGTCGGCTTGCGGCTGGGGTCGGCCTGGCCGTTGATGGCACGGATGCGCTTGACCAGCTCGTCCTTGTTCGGCACGTCAGCAAAGTCCACCACCATGTCGAGCAACTTCAGGCCCACTTCCGGCGGCAGCTTGCTGACCAGATCCATCATCGATTCGAACATCGCCTGGCGAATCGATGCCTTGAAGTCCTGCTCCGACACAATGAAATCTGCCGCGCGCGCGGTGATGTCGTTCAGGTAGCGGTCCGCCGCCTCGTCGTACACATTGATCTTCAGCCACTCGATCGGCTTGTTCTCGCCGATGATGCGCACGACCTTCGGCGCCGTGTAGTACTGCTCCAGCAGGGACAGCTGGATCTCGGACTGGAGCTGGATGGCCAGCCGCATGTTGTCGAACAGCGCTGCGGTGACGATCGTTCCCTGGTCCTGCAGCTTGCCGATTGCCTGTCCGGACAGTCCTTTGTCGTCCTTGCCCAGGTTCTGGTCTGTGACGCCGCCGACGTCGCGGATCATCTGTCCGTCGAACATCATGAGCTTGATGTGCTCTTCGGCGAGGCTCTTGTCTTGGTCGATTTCGAAGCGCCTGTCCTTCTTGACCACGAGTATTGCATCCGGACGGGCAATCTCGCGCCGGGTCTCTTCGATGTCCTCGACGGCATGCTCATCCATGATCACGCGGACCGTGGACAGGATGAACAGCGCCTTGGATGCCCGCTTGTTGTAGTCCTCCTGCGCGTCGCGGATGTCCCGGATCACGCCATACGGCATGTTGTCGCGGTGCCGGCGGTAGCACCACATCGGGGTGAACGGGAAACGGTTGTGCTTGTACGGGCTCAGGCCCTCATACAGCAGATCGCCCTCAGTCATCAGTGCACAGCGCATTTCCATGCGCGTGTGCGTCGCGATGCTAGTGTAGCCATCCTCGACGGCCGCCACCATGTCTTCGTTGTTCGGGTCATAGACCTCGCCGTGGAAGTCGCCGCCGCGGCACATCTTGCAGGCGGTCGGCACGCGATACCAGCATTCGATTATCTTGACGCGCTCACGGGTATTGTTGACCGTGCCGTAGGAGTTGAAGCCGGTACGGCGGTTGAAATGGGCAAAGTCGCCGGTCGTCTGCGTGTTGACCCGCGCACCGAGGTAATAGACGTCGTCCTCGTCGTTGGCCAGTGCCTCGTTCTCGATGGCAGCCTTACGGATTTCGGCTTCACGGTCCGGGCATAGCGCCAGTGCCACATCCAGGTCCAGATACCGCCAGCGGAACAGGTACCGGGCATCCGACAGGTCCATTTCAGTGGAGTTGCTGTCGTAATAGATCGAGCGCCACGACTCATACCGGGTCGATAGCAGCTCTTCCGTCGGGTCACGGTTGATGCTGTCTTCCATCCAGCCCAGTCCCGCGACAATGCAGGATTTCCATGCCTGCGACCGGGTGAACGGTGTGCGGTTGACGTCGGACAGGTATTTCAGAAGCTTGGTCTTGGTCTCAGCCGCCGTTTCGTCGCTCTCTTCCCGCGGCAAAACCTTGCCATCGATGCGCGTGCGGCGCTCGGTGCCCAGCATCCAGTTGATGGTCGGCTTGATCTGGTTGAAAACCAGCGGTGCCTGGCCGCGGCTGATCAGCTCCTGCGCATCCTCGTCGGACCACTGCAAACCATCATAGAAGTCCTCATCGATGGCCATCTGGTAGCGGTTGTAGGATTGCTTGTCGCGCTCCTGCAGATACCAGTTCATCAGCTTGGCATGCAGGCGCTGGTCGGCCGCCCGGTCGCGCGCGGCGCGGCGGCGTTTGCCGTTGTTCGTCGGCGCGACGCCACCGAGACGATGCGGGTCGTTCGTGACCGGCTGGCTTACGACATTTCCAATACCCATTAGAGCAGCCCTCGCAGCGTTGTAACGTGATCCTTCAGGCGCTCTTTCGACATGCGCACCAGGCGCAGCGCCTCGAAATAGTCGCCATCCTCAAGCGCCGATTCCACGGCATCCAGGCAGTCCGCCGTGTCATCGACAGCCTCATAGGCCTGCTGCAGCTCGACGCTGCCGTTCTGAAACCTCTTCCAGTACCTGTAGCGCCATTCGTCAATCTGGCCCGCTGCTCGCTCCACCGCTCGCCAGTAGCGCAATTGCAGTTCTTTCCAGATCGTCCAGCTCATACCACCGCCTCGATGACAGTCTGGCCGTTGACCTTGATCGAGATTTCGTCATTGCCGGTCGTCGGGCGGTTTGCGATCTCGGATGCCTTGGGCTCCGGAGGCATGGCCAGCAGATCGGGCAGCCCGTCCAGGATGATGTCCATCACGCGCATGACCGCGAACTTGTCGTCATAGAAGCCGATGGCCTTGCATGCGGCGATCGCGTCCTGCATCAGCGTCGGCGACGGACCGCCTGACCGCGAATCGGCGTACTTGTGGGCGTCGTTCATGTCGATCAGGTAGGCGCCGGTCTTTGTCGTTGGCACCGCGCGGTACAGGATCATGTGCGGCTCGCCGTCGATCCACTTGAATTCGCTAACCACGTCGCCGGTGATGCGCTGCCTCCAGACGTGTTCGCCGCCGAGCATGACCATCTTCTTGCCTGTGATGTCCAGGATGTTTTTCAAAGCACTCTCCAATTGCGGGTAACCGGGCGCTTCGACTTCGCGGAAGCAATGATCGGCTTGTAGCCCTGGCCGAACTGGCGGAAAGAGTCGGCGCCGTTCGATGCCCAGTTGTGGAATGGGACGTTGGTGAACTGGCCCATGCGCTTGTTCCAGGTTCGGACATAGGAATCGAGCGCGCTGTAGCCCGGCTTGCAGTTCTCTTCATCCATCCAGACGGTCGGAAACTTCTCGCGGGTAAGCTCAATGCCGTTATTGACGTCCGAGACGCGCGGCACGACCTCAAACCGATGGCCCTTCAGCAGCCGCTCAAGAATCTCGCGCCGGCTTTCTGCCTGTTCGCCCTGCATGCGCGCCTCGGCGTCATGAGGCAGGTAATGCGTGCCCCATGTGTAGCCAAGCGTCTGCATGTAGTCGACAAAGTGCTTGAGCCCGGCGCCGCGCTCTTCGTAATACCGGATGAACAGGTTCTGCAGGCCGTTGCGCTGGTGGAACCAGATGGTCGTTTCATTGTTCGTGGAGACGCCGAAGTCCCAAAACGTATTGACTGGCAAGGACGGATCCCACGGCACATTGGTAATGCGCTTGTTCTGGCGCAGCCAGAGCATTTCCTGTTCGTAGTACGCGCCTTGGAGAGCAGCCTGGAATGCCTCTTCCGGATAGCTCGGGTTCTCGCGGTGCATGTCGCCCTTGAGCACGCGCGATTCGTTGACGTACCAGGCCTTCTGCTCATCATCGAGGTGGATGCCGCGCTCGGCCGCCAGCTTGTCGAAGTACAGCCGGTCGTTGTCGGTGAACTCGACGGTTTCCGGGTCCAGCCGGTTGCCCTTCTTCTGCCACCAGGCGAAGAAATGCAGGCGGAACGAGCGCTTAGACAGCTTGCGGCCAGTGGCCAACGCCTCCTTGGCCTCCATGACGTAATCATGGAAGTAGCCCTCCTGCCCTTCAGCAGTCGATTCCACGAATACCGGGTTGCCCACGGCGACCGCCGGGAATGCGCCGGTGACCACTTCCTTGGCACGCTCCGGTGCCTTGGCGCATATCTTCCCGAACTCAGACACATGCAGGAAATGCAAGGTGTCCGAACGCATGGACATGCCGACCTGCAGGGATGAACCGTTGCCCAGCACAATCTCCGTGGTGTTCATGCGCTCCAGGCCCACCGAGTTGCGCAAGGCTTCCGGCAGCTCCAGGTACGGCACGCGGATCTTGTTCTTGAACAGCTTCATCACGTCCGGCTCGGTCTGCGCGATGATGCCGGCACGCGTGTTCGGCACGAACAGGCACTGGTCCAGCGCAAACAGGTCAATGGCCGTGGAAAAGCCCATTTGGCGGGCCTTCAGGATGATGTTCCAGTACCACATGTTGTCGAACAGGGCTTCCTGCTCTTCGTTCATGCGGAACGGGATCTTCTTGCCTTGGTCGTCGACGATCGTATAGAGGGTGTTGAGCCGCCACTTGGGGCTCTCCCAATCCTCAACGATGAAGATGTCGGCCGGGGCGTCGTTCATCTTCATTCTTTGATCGGCAGCTTGCTGCTGCGCCCGTGGATGAGCGCCAGCAGCTCAGTGACAGGATTGGTCTTCTGGCCGTTGTCCTTCTCGAACATGCCAAGATGGCGCATCAGCTTCTCGGCCGCGCTGTTCTTGTCCCAAAGCTTGATCTTGACGGTGCGGCCTGTTGCCACCTTCTTCGCGTGATTGCGCTTCAGCGCCCCGCCGTGCGGCTGCCCTTCGAGCTCTTCATCTGTCGCGCCGTAGTCGTATTCTTCCTGGACCTCAATGGAAGCGATCGCTGCAGCAGTCTGGTCGTCCAGCTCCTTGATCGGCTTTAGCCGGCCTTCCTCGTCAACCAGGTTGCGCACATCACTGAATGCCAGCGCTCCCATTTCCCGAATCACGCGCTCGGCCGTGACGTCAACGTTCTTGGCCGCTTTTTCAAGGAGTTCGGCAACCAATGTTTGAATGTCAACAATTGTCAACAACCTCGAACCTTGCGCCTTGGCCGTCTTTTCACTGTATCCCGCCTCTATTGCCGCCTTTGTTGCATTGCGGTGCACA